TTTCTATTAATAATCCTTTATTCATTATTTTAAATCCTTTTTAACTTTTTCTACCGCTTTATCGGTAATTGATTTATCTGACCAAGATTTTAAAAATATCATTCTTAATTGATATTCTATTTCTTTTTGTTCTAATTTTCCATTTGTACTATCTACCATTTTAATAATTTGGGTTTGTACATATGGTAAATCAACTATTTTATCAGCAATTGCTCCGTCAATTCCTCTTTTTGCGTCAATCATATCGGTTACATCACTTATAAAATTTTTATTATTTGTTAATGTATCCAATATATCTTTTACCGGTTTTTTATAATCTGGTTTAGCGGTAAAGTATTTTATACCTTTACTAGCTAACTCAAACATAAAATAAAGAACAATTTTACCAACGATAAATGAACCCAAAATGGTCATTATATCAATGGCCAGATTTTCATTTACTTTTTTTTTTTCACCACTTCGTTTTTAGCTCTTAATGTTGCTAAATCCGAACCTTCAATTTCACCATCACCATCGGTATCTATTTTTTTTTGTCCTGCAGTTAATTCGGCTTCGTTATATCCTCTCAATCTACCTTCTGATTTTGCTTTTGATGCTTTATCTACTGCATTAAAAAAAGTTTTCTTTTCGTCATCAGACATATCTGCCAATGATTTGCCAGTCTTATCCAACATATGATTAAACAATTGTTGATAATCACTCTCTTCTTTTACGACTTGTCTAATAAGTTCTTTTAATTCTGTATGTTTCATTATTCTGATATTTGTCTGATTTTTTGGTCTAATTTTATTAATCTCTCTTTTATACTATAAATATGACCATTTGTCCTTTTCCAATAACTTTTGTTATCAACACCACTTTCATTTTTAATCTTACCATACCAATTAAGAAATCTTTCCATTTCTTTTAATTGTTTATTGATGTTGGATATACCTCTACCTATTTTTGCTTGTGCAGTTGATTCTTCATTTTTTAAATCTAACCAACGATTCTCACTTACTACACTATATCCTGTTAAATCCGCTTGTCTTTTTCCTTTTTTCTTTTCGTTTTCAGGTTTACCAAATGCAGCTGGTGAGTTGTATCCTTGTACATTTCCGGTAACATTCATTTCATCAACCATCTTTTCTCTTACAAGTTGACGAATTTTTTCTTTAAGTTGTTTGATTTGTTCTTCCTTTTTATCAGGTAATCCTTTATGAGATGTTGATGCAAAATCTTTAGCATCTTTATCAGACATTGAGTCTGCTGCTTTAGAAACTTCTGGAGATGGATTTTCTATATCACCTTTTTGAGCGGCATGAACCATACCCATAAATCTTTGTTGTGCTTTTGATTGTGCTGGCATTTCTAATTAGTTTATGAAAAAATACTAAATGAACCAGTTGAACAACTAATTTGTCGTGGATAACAAGGATATACTTGACCCGCAATCATGTGTGAACCAATCAATGTTCCACCACCTTCCATTACAATTCCTCCCAAAGTTGTAGTGTGGTCTTTCATAACACCCCAAGCTTTTCCTGATACCGAACCAGTTACACTCGATGATGTAAATGTTTCTACTTTATAAATTCTATAATTTGACATTTTTTTATTTTTTTATTGATTCTTTTAATTCACTTAATAATTCGTAAGTCATCATCATTGCAGATAAATGTTGTTCTTTAATCTTTTTTACAGATTTAATTTTTCTAACATTTGAAATTGTTTCTGCTAATTTAATTTTAGTAACTTTATCAGAAATTTTAGAACCCACTTCTTTTAATGAATCTACTAATTTAGTTACTTCTTCATTAACATATTGATTCAATTTACCTGTGTTATTGATGTTGTTAATATATTCTCTCAACAATCCTTTCTGGTCTTCGGTTAAATTTTTGTATTTACTATTAAAAGATTCTACTAATAATTTGTATGATACTGCTCTCAAATCATCATCTTGTTTTCTATATTCTTCTAAAACTGCATCTTTTACTTTTGCTTCTTTATTTTGAATAGATGAATTGATAATGTTTTCTGCAATAGTAAATCTAGATGAAACTATATCCGTTGGGTCAAATGATTCTTCGGATGTAACGGTTTCAAATATCTTGTAAATAGATGCAAGAGTTTTGTAGTTTGATATTGGAGATTTAATAAACTCATCTAAATTATAAGTTTCCTTAATTTCTTTAATAAGGTTATACTTTTCTTTTGTAAGTTTTTTCTCGTCAATTTTTTTACGAGCTTCTAATATCGTATTAATAAATTGTTCAGCCTTTGATTCCGAATTATATTTTTCGTTAATCAAATATTGATATAACTTCAATTCTTTAGATAATTCTTTTTTAGAATTAAAATGTTCTTTTAAAATCTTTTCTGCAATTGATTTATTAGCAGACATGATTTCAGACGTAATTTGTCTTACTAACAATTCAAATATAAATCCAGTATTTTTGAACTTCGAATGTTTTATTTTTTTCATCAATTTGTCTAATTTGTCAGATATAAATATGTTTTTATATTAGTTTATTACTCTTTTGTTAAATCTTCGGTTAAAATAGTTCTTTTATTACCATTCATATCTTTAAATATCTCTTGATAATTGTTTCTTGGTTTATATTTTACCGAGCCTTCTTTTGTTTTAAGTGTCTTTATACCCAATGGGTCTCTACCTTCTGGATGGTCGTCTTTGCCATATCTAACAGGGTCTTTTGGTCTACCTACATTACCATCTTCTTCCAATTCCGACTTTAATTTAGTCAATTCTTCTTCTACATTGGTAGGGCCTTCGGTTCCAGTTTCTTTTGCAGGGTCAACACCTTGTGTTTCAATTGATGTTAATCTAAATGCTTGTTTTGTATCATCTAATACTGCAAGTGTTAATTCGTCTTGCTCATCTTTAGCCATTTTCATTACCGTCTCATACATCCACTCTTTTGAGAACATTTTGGTTTGTTGCATTTGTTGAATCAATGCTACCTTTGAAGTATATAATTCAACTTGCTCTTGCTCATAAATTTTAGATGGAATAGTTAATTCTAATGTAAAGTTAGTTAAATTGTCATCATCTATACCTTGTGCATATAAGTGAACGATTGCAATTTTAGTTAATTCCGAAATTAGAACTCTTTGAACTCTTTCAATTGTTTTTGCAAATCTAACATCCATTGATGCAAGAGTTGCTTTACCATTTGTTTCTTCTTCATATCCTAAGAATGCTTTTGGAATTTTCAATGCTGCCATTAACTTACCTTTTAAGTAGTTAATATCATCAATCATATTATATTCCAATCCTTTTAGAGTATCGATAGATGTTCCATTATCATTACCTCTTACAGGCATGTAATAATCTTCAATTAAGTTTTGAACATTATATTTTAAGTTATACTCACCAGTTCTTTCGTCAACAAATGGAACTTTTTTAGATGAGTTAATGATTTTCTGCATGTAATTATCCACTTCGTTTGGTGGTATATTACCTACGTCAATTTTAAAGATTCTTTTTTCAGGAGCTCTCATTACTCTATGAATCAACATAGCATCTTCCATCAACATTAATTGTTTCCAAACTCTTCTTGCACCTTCTACCATTGATTTACCATATGGTAAAAAGTTTGAATCCGAATTTAAACGGAAGTGGGCCATTTCATAGTTTTCAAATTCTTTCTTTGGACTCATACCATATCCTCCTAATGGATTTTGATATGGTGCGTATACAAACTTTACTCTTTGTGGGTTTTGTAAATCAAATCCTTCAACTCTACTGACTTCATAAGTAGATAGTGGCATTACATTGACAATACCAACATTTTCCGCCATTTCTAATTGTAAAAAGAAATCACCATATTTTACCAAGTTTCTTGTCCATGGCCATAAGTTAAATTCAACATTAAGAATATCATAAAATAGATTTTCTAATATTTGTTTAACATTATCATCGTCATGATGTATCTTTAATACATTTCCTTGTTCATTTCTAGCAGTACACTCATCCGCGTATACATCCAATGCTGATGACAATATCGGGTCCGTATCCATTGAATCGTAATCTCTAAACAAATCAATTCTAACTTGTTGATACGCCATTGATGATTCTACTTGTCCCGTTCCGTAGTTTGTTACTTTCAACTTCATAAATCTATCTACAAGATTGGTGGTCATATTCTGCCACTCATCCGTATCGATAACTTTTACACCATCGGCCGTTTTACGGACAATTGTATTAGTTGAAAATAATTTTTGTAACCTACTAAATATTGATTTATCTGCCATTTTTATATAATTCTATTTTTCTAAATATACGGAAAATATTTGAGTTTACCAAATATTACCATTTCCTACAACTCCAATAGTTTGCTTTATGTCTTGGTCCTGGACTATCACAATTCATTCTTGCTCTAAAAGATTTTCTTGCTTTTGGATTTGATTTTCTAATTTTCATTCCTTTTTGGCCAAAGTTTACCTTAACTACATTACCTGCAGGGTTCTTTACATATACCTTAAACTTCTTAACATCACCTTGCATCGGTTTGCCTAATTGTACATCTCTACCCTGATATTCTGCTTCATAAACACAATTGCAATTTGCTTCTGATAATTGTTTACTATAATTTCTCATAAAAGAAATAAAGTCTACCATATCCTCATCTTCTACATCATATTCTTCAGGTTCAACTAAACCATAATTCACATCATCGTCACTATTGATATCTTCACTTATAGGAACACAATTTGGAACCATTTTACCATTTTTCATTTTACCACCAACTTGTTTATATCCTTCCCAACAAGCTTCGTTTACTATACCTTCTCCAAACATACCTACAAAATCACCTTGATATCTATTACCAGGTCTACCTGACATTGCAGTTGCGAAATCTTTTCTAACTTTTTCTTTTCCTTTAGCTATAAAGTTAAAAAGGTTTTTAGCATTCAAATTAAAATCATCTATAAATTTTTGTACTATACTATCATGTGTACCCGTCAATCTAGCAATTTCTTTTGCTTCTCTACCAGTTGTTTCACTTACTACATTTTCACTACAAGTTTTCCATCCACCACCTTTTGATTTGTAATTTTTTGCTGCCCATCCATTTGCGTATGCAGAAGGGTATACATCAAATTTAGATTTTGCTGCTGCTTTTGATGCAGACCATTTACCTGGGTCTGTTGGACAATTCTTTTCTAAAAATAGATTTATTTTTTCTTCTATGTTCATAGTTTCATTTTTTGGTTTAGTTGAAACATATATTGGTTTTTTACCTTGTCCACTACTATTCTTACCACCTCTTCCTGCATCATTTTGTGCGTCTCTCTTTCTACGAGTTGCACTTTCTTTTTCTTTTTTACTCATTCCGGCTGCTTTTGCTGCAGGAACACATTTTGCATAACCTTTCTTTTCTCCCGAAGTTCCACATGGTGGGTGCTTTCCATCGACTTTTTTGCCAATGTTTACCCATTTTTCTTTAAACCATTTATCCAAATCTTCGTTCATCTATAAGAGTTTCAACATATAAATATAAAAAAATTACTTTAGTAACCAAGTTAAGTTTTCAATTTCACCTTTACCCACCTCCATTTCATATGGATTTTTTGATAAATGACCTGTTGATATAATTCCTTCATATTTATTTATCTGTGCTGAGTTTAACATTTGTTTTGTCAAATCTATACCCTCTTGTTTTAATCTAAGTGCCGTATTACGAACCCAAAGTCCAATGCCTAACGCCATAATAAGGTCATCATTATATCCCTTCATAGCTTCTGCTCTACCACTTTGCCAAATGAATGTAAACATTTCATCTATCAATCTACTTGAACGAATTAGAATATCTTTTTCATTCATATATGTGTCTAATGCTGAAATAATAAGTGGACGAGTTTTACTGGTCGTTGAAAATCCTGCAACCATTTGTCTTTCGTCTCTATAATATTTGTTTGACATTTGTCTTTCGGTATCAATATATTTCAAATCATTACTCATATAGAATAGATTTTGATATCCTCTATTGATAATTTGTTGAATACATGCCCAACCTACATTTGAGTTCTCTACTACTAAAAGTGCGTTATTATATTCGGTTGCCAATGCAGTTAAGAAGTTTCCAAAATCTTTTGTGTCAATTTTACCTCTATATTCTGCAACTTGTGATGAATCTTCGATGTCTATAACTTGTGCAGTAGAATAATCAGCTCCGTCACCACGTGCAACGTCCGCACACACCATATACGCTCTATTATAATTTGGATGTTCCCATACCCAAAGATTGTTATCAAATCCTCGTTTTTGTGCAGGTTCCATTATATATGTATCTTTATACCATGTCAATAATGCCGGCTCAAATACCGTATCACCTGAACCAACGAAGTCACAATCACATTCTTGTGCTGCACCTTTAACTCCTAAGATTTTAGTTTGTTCATCTCTCCATGCCTGATTTCTTTCTGGGTGAACTGTCCAATGTAGATTGATATTATTAAATCCATTTTGGCCACTTTCGCCATCTACCCACATTTTATGAAACCAATTACCAATACCATTTGGAGTTGATAATACGATTGCAGCACCACCCGTTGATAGAGTAGATTGTGCTGATAACCAAATCTCATCAATATCTCTAATGAATGCCGCCTCATCCACAACTAATAGGGATAAGGCTTCGGAACGACCTGCGTCCGGAGAACTTGCGATTGCTTTTACTTGTGAACCATTTTTTAATTTAAGAGAAAGTTTATTATCCTCTACTGATGAACTACCACCATCTCTTAACCAAATAGGAAGTAAGTCGTGCATAACTCTTACCTTCTCTACCAGATTCTTAGCTACGGTCACTTTCGTTGCGATTACCAACGCATTGAAGTCTTGATTGAATAACATCTTCCATAAAATATATCCCGCAGATAAGGTCGATAGACCCAACTGACGAGATTTAAGAATAATGTTAAAACGATTATCTTTAAAGTCTGTTAAACAATTTTCCTGGAATGGATAAAGGTGAAAGGGTATTTTTCCTCTCACCGGATGCTGAATGACACAATACTTCTTCATAAAGTAAATTGGGTCTAACGCACACTTGCGATATTCTTCAGCAATTATCTCTTTTAAGGTTTTCTTAGGTTGCCCCTGAACTCCCATTATTTTTTGAATTTAATCTTCCAATAAACACCACCACCAATATATGGAGATAATGTTCCGTTAGTTCCATCAGTTACTCTATTAGCAACACCAACACCAACTTGATAAATTTTGTCTTTTTTGGTTTTTACTAACAATCCTGCACCAACATTTGAAACCACATCTGCTTTGTTAAATCCACCTGTAAAACCATAATATACTTGTGTTTTAGGTAATTCTTTAACAATCATAGTTTCTTTAATAGTTCTTTCTTTAACTTTAGCATCAAATGTTCTACCCCATATTTTATTTTGTGAGATTGTATCGGTTACTGAAACTGTTCCTAATGAATCAGGTAATACTAATACATCCTTATATAATACTTTTGAATAGTAATCTTTCAATAAAGCTTGTGTATCTACTACTGCAGGAATTACAACTTCTTTTTCAACAATTGTTTCGTGATATATATCTTCACCTTTTTTAGTTACTACTTTAGTTTTTACAACTTCAAATGTATCTATATCATGTTTGATTACTTCATATTTTTTACCATCAATTCTAACAGTTCTTCCTGGCATTTTACCACCTGGATTAAAATATTCCAATAATACGATTACAACTAATACCGCAATTGCGATGTTTTTTAAATTTAAGAATTTTTTCATAATTTTTATTTTTTAATTAATTCTGGATGATTTAACTCAACCAATTTTTCTTCTAATAACCTTTTTCTTTCTATTAATAATTCAATGGCCTCATATGCTCCATCGATGTCTTTTTTCAAATCTTCTTTTACTTTTTCAATATCTACATCCCATGTCCAAGTTTCAGTTCTACCATCTTCGGTGATAATTTCCATTTGTTTTCTAATACCACCCAAAGCTTCTTCATATCTATCCTTTAATTCTCTAACATAAGCAAGTTTGTTTCTTGTTATCTTATAATCTTCATAGAAAGGATATGTCCCATCTTCTTTTAAACCATGTTCAAACTTTGCAAGACAAACGATACACATTCCTGTTTTACGAATTAGTTTTTTGTCTGCATTACTATATGACTCTGTTTTACAATCTTCATTTGAACATGTACTCAACTTTTGTAAAAATTCTCTTACATCGTCCATTTGAGTGACTGCAACTTTAAATCCTTCTTTTTGTTCCCACTCTTTTCCTTCTTTGTCAGTCCATCTTTCACCAACCTCTCTTTTTTCTTCAACTTCACCTTCATAACCAAAATGAGTTTGATTATTATCCGTTCTTCCAAAAACCGTGTCAATGATGAGTTTACGAGATTTGTGTATCCCCTTTGATTTCTCATCAAAACTTTTTCTTTTTGCCATATTTCTATACTTTTATAACTGTTTCTTTATAGTATATATATCAAAATTATTCGTAAAAAATACCCAATATTTGATTTAGAGGTGCAAATGAACCTGTAAGTTTATAAGTTTTTCCATTATAAAAGAACACCAATCCTTCGGTTGCAACTATCTTATCAATACCACCCAAAGCATTTAATCTACTTAATTCTTGTTTCAATTTTTGAACTTTAGATGGGTCTCCACCACTTCTAACTTGTGATGCAACTGATTTTAATTTTTCTTTCATTGACCTAATTGCTTTATCAGGATGAACAGTTAATACCGAACTTACGAATTCTAATACATCTGCACCAACTCCTAAAAATAATTCTTCAAATGGTTTAATGTTATCTTTTTGTTGCTTTATAACATTTACTTTATCTTGTGTAATTGCCCATTTTTGTAATTCTGGATTTGATATTGTATTCAATCTAAGTGACTTATCTCCAAATGCCCATCTTCTAATTAATGATTCTTTTGTAAGTTTATCAACTTTAACAGGAGAGTTTGATGTAATCCACCAATCCCACCAACTTTGATGATAGTCGGCAACATTATCGGAATCACTTAATCCGAATTCGTTTTGTAATTTATTTAATTTAGAAAGATACTTACTTTGTTTAGAACTTAAATTATCATTTTTAGGTATACTTGTAATTGGTGGGCCTTGTATTGTATATTTCGATTGAACATCTGCGTTTACTTGTTTAATCATTCCTGCCAATATATTTTCTGCACCATCTACTTGTCCTACTGCAACCCCACTTTCGTTATACTGAATACAATTATGGAAAACCAATAAAGCTTGTCCGTAAGGAATTACATTTACCGATGTTGGCCAAATAACTTCAATATTCATAAAGTTTTTACCTTCACCAAAAATTCTTTCTTTTTGTTTTTGAGATAAAGATGATATTGCTGCCGATAAATCTTTCATTGCAAAATTATACGCGTCGGTCAATCCACCTCTTCCGGTAAATTTAGCTGCGACACCTTCGATTCCCAATGCGTTTGCTCCGGCATTTTGTAAATGTCCCTTATTTCTTGCTGCAATTAATCTACCATTTTTCCAACTTATTGCTAAAGCTTGTCCATCGGTTTTTTCTCTAACTACTCCCAAATCACCATTAAGAGCATTTGTTATTATATTTTTTAAATCACCAAAAGTTAAATCCATATCATCAAACGGATGTGACATATGTCCATATGCTCCACCTTCTAATAATAATGATTCATTCAAATCTGGTTTAATATTTAATTCTTTTTCCATTTGGGTTATTTCATCATATCCCATATTACGAAGTGATTTTGCAACCATATTTGGATTTGCTGGCATATTTGCTCTACCAAAAAGATATGCATTTATTCTTTTTCTAAATGTTGTATTTCTGTATAATTTTATAATATTCATAAAATGGACATCCTTATTACCCATTTCATATATATTTTGTCCTTTTTGTCCTAAACGAAATGTGGTTGCCTTTTTACCATTTATAGTTGGCATTCCGTGGTCATCTTTACCAATATCTTTAACAACAACTTTTTTGTTTTTGAATTTACCCATTAAAACCTCATCACCCTTATCAACATCTATATTAATATCTTCATTATAGATTTGTTTATTTATCTTACCATAATTTCTCATTAAGATACCGGCTACTGCGTGTGCTTGGTTTTCAATTGGAGAACCTGTTGCACCATCTTTGATTTCATCTTTTACTAAACCCAATTCATCTTGCTTTCTATGAACCATCTCATGTGCAAGTGTTCTAAGTATGTCCGCAGTTAATCTACCTTCTATTGCAACATATATTTCTTTAGACATTGGATTATACCCACCTAAACTGGTTTTTGCTTCTGAATATTCTCTACCACTTAATAAAGTAATTTTTGGAGTTTCTTTTAACTTTAATCTTTTAGTTGCAAACTCTACAAAATGATTAATTGAGTTTTTTTTTGATTCGGAAATATTTTCTTTTATCAAACTGGCTAATGATTTTTTATTATCTTCTTTTTCTCTTTTTGCTTTTAATAACTTATAAGTTTTCAAACTCTCTAATTTTTGTTCAGGAGTCATTTTATATCCTTTATAAGCTTCGGCCATTTTTCTAAGTAATTTTGAAAAAAACTTTTTATTAGTATCTTTATCATTATTTTCTAACAACATATTAACATCATTAAATAATTCTTCCAACATTCCTCCCGTAATCGCACTAACTCCTAATCCTGCACCGGCCATTCCACCAATATTTTCCATACCCATCATTTCAAAAGTAGCATGTTTTATACCATCTTTAACAATATGTTTTGCAAGTTCTGCGGCACCATGAGATGCGGCCTCAGTACCAGCAGCTACTCCATGACTTGCACCCAATCCAAGCTTACCCAATATAGCTCCACCATATAATGCACCACCTAATATTGCTGCACCTTCCATAACTGTATGTTTTATTGCATGTTGTTGTTCGTGTGCTTTATGATGGGCTGCATGTGCGGCGTGTAATTGTTCATCGGATAAATTATCTTCGTATACAGGAACTTCTTTAGTTTTTGGAACTCCCCAAAAATCCTTTTTTTGTGTGGGTTTACCATTTGCATCTAAAATATTACCATGTTTGTCAACTTCTTTTCCTTTTACATCGTAGTATTTACCATCTCTTATAAAATATCCACTTTTTGGGTCAAGTTCTCTTGCATTAAATGGTTCTATATTTGGATTATCAGAACCACCTGGTCTAGCTCCCATTGCATAATAACGGCCGTCACCATTTCCGGGCCCAAAATTTTGTGGGTCTGGTTTTTTACCTTGTTTGTAAACAGGTTCTTCTTTATATACTCGTTTACCATTCTCATCACGTTTTTGATAATCACTATAATGAACATCTTTACATTTGCTTTTATCAATCTTTGGTTTGTTTTTTGGGTCTGGTTTATTACCAGTTGCATCTAATTTTGATAAATAGTTTCTTCTACTCTCTGCGTCTTCTGCCAAATGTGTTCCAAGTGACCAACTGCCTTTTGCATGTGGGCCAGCTGGGGCACCACTACAATCTTTTGATGCACCTGTTCTTCCAGTTGCAATAAACGAACCAATACCTTTTATAAAATTTCCTAATTGTTTTGCTTTTTTAGCAAGCCATCCACCAACAACAGTATCTTGTACAATTTTTTCAACAACATTTCTTTTATTTAGTGCATCATCAATTGCTTTGACTTTTTCTTCGTCAGGTAGCCCATCTAAAAATTCATATGCATTTTTTTCTTCGTGTGATAAATCCGATTTTTCGTGTTCAATTTCTTTTTGTATTTTTTCTTTATTTTCTCTCTCAGCTTTTTCTTTTGGAGATTCTTCACCACCCTCTTCTCTTTTTTCTGCATCCGATTTTAATTCATCTCCACCCAATTTTTGTTCAGGTGGTGCTTCTTGCTTTTCTTTTTCAGGTTTATTTTCTGGACCTTTTTCTTTTTCAGTATCAGTTTTACCCTGTGCAGTTGCTCCTTTATTAACAGGTTGACCGGGTTGTGATGGTTTTGGTTCGTTGGCAGGTGCATCCGAAGGGCCTTTTGCCATCTTCTTTTGTTTTTCAGCTGCTGCTTCTGCCGGGGTCAGTGTTCTTATTTTACCATTGTCGGATTTATGGGTTGCAGGTTTACCTTTATCACTTGAATAGTATCCGCCACCCAAATGCACTAAACCCATTTTTTCTGCTTCGGATTCTTCTGTGAAATATGTTTTAACAAATTCTTCAAATAATTCTTCAGTAACTACCTGATTTATCAATTCGGTTACTGAACCCGTTGGTGCACCATTTATATATCCTCCAGGTAAATTTAATCCTACTCCGATTCCTCCTGGAAATCCTTCACTTAATTTTGTTGTTATCATTTTAAAAATATCTTTGTCAAATTTTGGATATGCTTTAAGAAAAAACTTTTTAGCTTTTTCCTTATCACCACTTCCCAATCCCCTTCTTACATCCGTTCCACTTATTGGATTTTTTTCTGCAGGTATTGGATATGTATAACCAATTTCATCGTAACCATAACCGGCTTTACCTCTATATGGTTTAAAATATTTACCTTGCAATCTAGTTACATCTTTTTCACCAACTGCGGCAATATATGCAATAGTTTGTCCGTCATATTTTTTTAATATTTCTGCAGGTCTGTATGGATTATTTACTTTTACAAACTTGGTGGATGGTACACCAAACATTTTGGTTGCAATTTCTTTTTTTTCATTAAAAGAAAATGGAGATTTGTCAGATGATGTATCGTTTGATGTTGCAATGTAAACATTTGCAGAACCAAATTCGTCTACCAGTCTTTGATATGCATCGTGGTGTCCTTTGTGGAATGGTTGAAATCTACCAGCATACACTACAACTTCACCTTCTATAATTGGTTTATTTACTTCGTTTAAGTTCATATGTATAAATATTCCAAATTATTAGAAATTCTTATAAACAAAGGGGTCTCTTTTTTTTAACTCTTCTAATTTTTTCTTAAAACGTTTTTCTCTTTGTTTTTTTTCATAGAAATTTACAAAAAATACAATGATTGGTAATTTTTTTAAAAAGTTTTTCATAATTTAATTTATATTTGAATATACAACAAATTTTTTAATTTATCAAATTTGTGATTCGATTTGTAAGTTCCAAATGCCAGTTTAAAGTGGATACATCGATATTTAATAAATTTTTACTTTTTTCGGTAACAAATTCCGAAAAATATTTAGACATATATTCAAAATGTATTTGTTTATTAGGATGGTCATTGTTGGAAATGTTATTTAATAAATTATAATTCCATTTAACTTCATCAATAGTTTCTATTATATCCAATGTGTCGTATATATTTTTAATTTTAGATGTTATATCATCAAATCTGTCAATTCCATTATTTAAATCTAATACATCTGTATCCGTTAAATAATGAGAATTATCAATGGCCATTATAATTTTGTGTTCTATATTTTTTGAAATTAAAATTGATTTTATTGTTTTTATTGCAATCCAAGAGTTATATGCTGCCCATGTATAATTATAAATTTCATTAGCTATTAATTTAGTTTTTTCAGCATGGCCTGGGTTTTTAAATAATATATCACCACTTGTAATCCACTCATATCCCAATGGTACATCTTTTGATGTTTTCTGTAAATATGAGAATCTTCCAAATCCGGTCAATGCAACTATTACCACATCCGTTTCTTGATTGAATTGTAATATTTCATTTGTTTCTATAAGTTTATTCGTAATGTAGGTATTACATGCTCCAGGTTTACCTAAATTATAATATTCTTCAAAATTTATACCAATAAAATCTGCCCAAGTTGGATTTAAGTTCCAATTGGTGTAACTACAACCAAATGCAAAAAATCGTTTTTTCAAATTCATAGTTTATAAAAAAAT